AGTTTTTTTGCATCTTCTTCAAAGTGAGAAGCACGAAGAATACTTCCAGTTGGTCTTTCAATAACCAACCATCGCATTTTGCCTTTGTATTTACTCAACTTCTTTTCATAAAACATTTTATCTTTAGATATATTTTCACCTGGTCTACTATCGCCAGGATGAAATCTAGTTTTATTTTTAGATGCACGTTTTCTTTTAGTAACTTTCTTATTCATATTAAACTTTAGGTGTTTCTACAGGCTCACCGGCTGTTTCGATTACCGCACTTGCTGGTAAATTATCTTTTAGATACTTACTGTGATGATCAATGATAATTTTTACATTATCAAATTCATTCTGCAACTGTTTTAATCTAACTTGACCTTGTTGAACCTGAACAACAGCATTTTTTGCTTTGTCGTCTAGTTTTGTTTCGTCATAGTTTTTGCCGTCTATTGTTACTGTCATATTATTTCTCCTTATGCTAATTGAATTTCAGCTGCAGCTTCTTTACCACGCTGTTCTGTTATTTCATAAGTAACTGCTTGTCCATCATTTATAGATGATATACCTGCAGCTTCTAAAGCTGACACATGAAGAAATGCGTCTTTACCACCATCGTCTGGTGTAATAAATCCGAATCCTTTTTTTGCGTCAAACCATTTTACTTTTCCTTGAGCCATTATTTTTCCTTTTTAATTTAGGTCTTATATTTTAAAGTCCGAGAATTGACCTAGTTTTTTCCCGAATTTATTATCAGTTGTAGGTGTTTGACCACTTTCAACTAAATCTGTTTGTGCTGTTTGTTCTACATCATAGAACTTCATCTTTGATCTATCAACACCAATAATAAATTTTCTATTGATTGTTGGATCATTATATCTATTCTTTAATTGTTTAACCATTATCTGATTCTTTTCTTCTAATTCTTCACTTGATATTAAAGCAAACATAAAGTCAGCCGTTGCAGGCAAACCAAAACTTTCAGATGTATCTTCTAATCCCACATCACTACTTACAAAACCACCTCTTGTAGTTTGAGTAGCAGAGAAGATAGGTAGATCATGCTCAACGGCAAGACCTCTTAATTCTTCTGCAATTGCTTTGATGTAAGTATATGAATTAACATTTGCACCTGCTTTAAATCTTGAACTAGCACATATATTTAAATAATCAATAAATATAATGTCTGGTTTAAATGATTTCTTCATTGCCAATTCACTTAATAAATTTTTAAAATGTCCTGTGTGAGCAGAAGCAGTAGGATATTCTTTAATGATTAACGTACCTACAGTTTTGCTTTGTAATTTATTTATTTTTGTTTCATACATTGTATATGGCAATTCTTCAAGATCACTCATACCAACATTTAATAAGTTAGCATCTATTCTTTCAGCAATTCTTTCTTCTGCCATCTCCATAGTAACATATAATACATTTTTACCTTGTAATAATATAGATGATGCAAGGTGGGTCATAAACATTGTCTTACCAACACCTGTACCTGCAAGACAAATATTCAAAGTCTTACTTGGTATACCACCTCTTGTAATTTTGTTAAAGAACTCTAAATCTAATTCTAATCTTTCTTCTTTCTTTTTATAAAAGTCGTATCTTTCTTGTGAATCTTTTAGATAATCATGCCCAATTTTTTGGTCAAATGAAACTGATAAAGCATTTGATAACATCTCTGGTAGATACTCTGGAGTATGTTCTTTATCTTTACCATCTAGTATTTGAATACCGCCAAGTATTGCATTATGTATAGCACGTTCTTTACAAAACTTTTCTGTTGTTTCAACTAACCATTCTTGATTGACAGGTTCTTTATTTAATACAGCTAAGATATCTGTTATCTTTTTATATTCATCTTCATTAATATTTTTACTACCATTAATTTCAATTGATAAAGCTTCTTTTGTTGGAAGACTATTATACTTGATAACAAATTTGTTTATTTCTGAAAACAATAATTGTTCAAGTCTATCTACAAAGTATTCTTCTTTGATAAAAGGTAAAACTTTTCTACAGTAATCTTCGTTATGAATTAAATTACTTAATGCTGTTCGTTCAATTCTTTCCATCAGCCTTTTTTTCTTTCAGTTTTTCATCAAGCAACACAACTAGTATGTCGCCGACATGGTTAATAAATTCTTGACTATCACAATCTGCTTCTATCTTGTTTTCTATAACAGTATAGTCAAATTGCATAGGTAAAGTGCCATCAGCTCTTTTTTCAGACTCAGGTCTGAAACCTACAGCACCATACTTATAAACTATTGATGAAAATGGACCACTAATTAACTTTAATGCTGTAAAGTCCTGTCCAGGTTTCTCTACAAACACATAGTCTTCCCTATGTTTAGGGCTAGTCGTCTTGTGGGGTTGTGGTATCGGCCTCAAATCCATCTCCATATTTAAACTCTTTACTACTTACCTCATCTAATTTTTTTAGTATTTCTTTAGTGAAGTATTTTGTCGGGTCATTATTAATTGTCTTACCAAAAGTTTTTGTTCCGTCAGGTAATACAATTCTAGTAGAAACTTGTTTAAATATATCGTGTTTTAAAGCCAAGTCTAATAGACCATAATATCTATCTAAACCTTTGTCATAGGTTAATCTAACATCTACAACTTTGTTTTCTTTAGTTAATCTTGATTTGTAATTTTTACAATGAATTATATTGCCAATTATTTCTGTACCATCTTTCTCTTTTCTTTTAGAAAGATATATAATTGAACTGGCAGCATATTTTAAACCAGACCCGCCACCCATTTCTTTTTGTGGGAACATTGATCCGATTACGTCATATGTGTGATTGGTAATAATTAAAGGTAGTTTAGCCTTACTTAATTTTAAAGTTAATACTCTAAAGACTGCTTTTACAAGTTGAGCCCTTGTCATATCTTTTGTTTCTTTTCCTTCTGCTGTGTCTGCTATTTCTTTTGTAGTAGATAACATACCTAGACTATCTAATACAAGTAATAATGGTTTTCTTTCTGAAGGATCTTGTTGTGTATATTTTTCTAATACAGTTAAAGATTGATGTCTAAATTCTTGAACAGTAGTGACAGGCATGATAACCATACGACTACTATCTATTCCTCTTTCTTCTATAATATCTTTTGTGATAGCTGATTCTGATTCAAAGAATACAACTCCACCATCAGGATTCTTATCAAGAAAGTTTTTACACATTCCTAATACAAAGAAAGTTTTACCTGTAGCACTTTCACCTGCGATTGCTGTTATTTTATTTGATGGAAGTCCTTTATTAATACTTCCGCTTAATAGGGCATTGAATATATATGAACCTGTATCTATAAACGAATCTACGTCACCTGAAGCACCGTCTGATACTAAACTAGCATACTCATTACCAGTTTCTTTAATTATATCTTTTAGAAAATTACTCATTATTATCCTCAATTGTTTTTATTATCATTATACTACATCTATTTATAATTGTCAAGCAGTTAACCAAAAAATTCATCTAAATTTCCTTTTCTGGAATTTTGAAATAAATCAAAATTTTTATCACCAAAACACCAAACATTCTCTATAAACATTTTATTCATAAAGTCTGCTTTTGCTTTAGCATCTGCAAATAGTTTGTCCGATTTAGGTCTTTGCATAATCCTCATACCGATCTGACCTAGAAACTTATCTTTTAATCTATTAACTAATTCATCACTTGATCTATATCTAGTATTTTTGATTTTAGGATCCATTATATTAACAAATAAAAATCTTGATATTGCCATTGACTTTTCTGCAACTGGTAAATAGAAATTATCACGCCATTTTTCATACTCATTAAATTTAGACCATGATTGATCTTCTTGAAACTCACCACCTTTGTTATATTCTTCTGTAGAAAAATAAGGTGGAGAAGTAAATGCTACATCTATTGGTGGTAACTTATGATATGGTAAATTTTCAGCACCACATCTCCATATCTTTACTATTTTAGGTTTAGATAATAATTTATTATATTTTGATATCTGTTCTGTATATCTAGCATAAGTATTTGGATTAGGATCACAACCATAATATTCTTCAGCATCTGAAGCAAAGAAACCTGCAAGTCTATCACCCCAACCACAACTCGTATCTAATACTCTTTTAGCATTAGTCATCTGATATATTGCTTTTGCAACAACAGGTTTAAATTGAGTTGCAATATATGTGCCTAGTCTGAAAGCACCCATATAACTTTTAGAACTTAACTCGCCACCAACTAATTTTTGTGTTATAGTGCCATCAACTTCTGTAATAGTTTTGTTTTGAACATCATTAATACCACGCCATATAGGACCTAAACATTTCCATATAGCATATGCGTCACCATTTTCCCATACTTCTTTAGGTGCTCTAAATCCATAACTACCACATTCTAATCTTAAATCTTGCATAAAGAAATTTGATACATTATTAAAAGTACTTGGTCCATTAATTAAACCTAGCCCATACTTCTCATAACTATACTCATAATCATCATACTTCTCAAAAACTTCCTTATCAACTTGTTCTTTAGGTATACAAATGGAGTTAGTATCAAAGTTTTTTAAATTATTAAAAGATATTTTCATATCTTCTTCTGATATTTCTTTTAAAGGAAATACAGGTCGTTCAGTTGCAATATAATCGGCAAGATTTTTTCTCATCTCCTCCTTGCCATATTCTGCGTTCATTGATTCAAACGTCTTATTATCTAACACAGGTAGCTTATCTTCCCCAGCGGCGGCTAATAGACGGCTATATAGTGTATTATTGCGATTGTAATTTTTAATCATTGGATTTCTTTTCTTCGATTTCATAGAAGAAGTTATCCGTATCTTCTGTTTTCCATTGTCCTGAATCTTCTACATTCCATTCACTAGTTTGTACTTTCCAATCAGGAGTATTATTCTTAACTGTAAATGAAGGTAGGTCCCATATACATCTGTTGTTTGGCTGAGCCGCATAGTTGCCATTGTCTAAAGCAATTATGTGGGCACATTTATGTTCATGAGGAATTTCTGAGTGATCTGAATTTAGGATATTAGCATCTGGATGAGCCCAATCAACTGTGAAAAGATATTTGCCATGATACCATTTCTTATCTTTACCTATGAATTTGCCTGATGATGAACTTAAAAGATCCCAACGAGTAATGGCAGGATAAAAAGAAAAAGAATTCCATAGTTCAAGTTCATCTAGTCTTTGAATAGGAACATCTTTAGGTTTAAAGCCACGTTGAATAAATGCTGTAATAGGTAGTCTATAAAAAACTGCACCATTTTCCATAATCGCATGAAATAAAATAGCACGTCCAGTAAGTGATGATATGCCAAAGATAATACAATCTTCAACTTCACCATGACATTTTTTAAGATCGTAAAGATATTCTTTTTTTATTTGTGCATACTGTAAAGGAATGTTTGCATTTAAATAAGACATAATTTTTATTTTATATACTAATCTTTTTTATCTTCTGTTACGTCTTCAAAATCAGCGTCAACTACATTATCATTTTTTGTAGTTTCTTCTTTTTTAGTTTCAGTTGAACCATTTGCTTTTTGTTTTGCCTGTTCTGCGGCCTGTTCTTTTTGATATTCTTTATAAGCTGCGTCACCTAGTTTCTTTGCTGATTCTTCTAAAGCTTTAGATTTGTTTTTAATATCCTCAATATCATCACCTTTAATTGCTTCTTCAAGATTTTTGATATCAGTTTCTACTTTAGCTTTTTCTTCTGGTGTAACTTTGTCACCATGTTCTTTAACAGATGTTGTCATTCCACCAATTAAAGTGTCAGCATGATTTCTTACTTCCATACCTTCTTTAAATTTTTCGTCAGTTTCTTTGTTTGCCTCAGCATCTTGAACCATTTGAGCTATTTGACTTTCTGATAATCCACCAGAAGCTTTTATAGTTATTTTTTGTTCTTTACCTGTGCCATTGTCTTTAGCAGATACACTTAAAATACCATTTACGTCAATATCAAATGTCACTTCAATTTGAGGTACACCTTTTGATGAAGGTGGTATGCCATCAAGCATAAAATTACCTAATGCTTTATTATCTTTTGCACGAAGTCTTTCTCCTTGGGTTACATTAATATTAACTGCACGTTGATTGTCTTCAGCAGTAGAAAAAACTTGACTTTTCTTTGTAGGTATTGTTGTATTCTTTTCAATAAGTTTTGTAGCAACTCCACCTAGTGTTTCTATACCAAGTGATAAAGGTGTTACATCTAATAGTAATACATCTTTAACATCACCTTGTAATACACCACCTTGAATTGCAGCACCTATTGCTACAACTTCATCTGGATTAACTCCTTCGTGAGGTTTCTTACCAAAAAACTTTTCAACTTGTTCTTTTACTTTTGGCATACGAGTCATACCTCCTACAAGGATAACTTCGTCTATGTCTTCTTTACTAAAACCTGAATCTTTTAAAGCAGTTTCACAAGGTCTTAATGATCTCTTAATTAAATGTTCTATTAGACCTTCAAATTTTGCTCTATTTAATTTAATATTAATATGTTTTGGACCTGTATTATCTGCTGTAATGAAAGGTATATTAATATCTGTTTCTACTGTAGATGATAATTCGCACTTTGCTTTCTCAGCAGCTTCTTTGATTCTTTGAAGTGCTAGATTATCTGATTTTAAATCCATACCAGTATCTTTTTTAAATATTGTTAGTATATGTTCAATAATAACATTATCAAAATCTTCACCACCTAGTGAAGTATCACCATTTGTAGATTTAACTTCAAATACGCCATCACCAATTTCAAGAATTGATACATCAAATGTACCACCACCTAAATCATAAACTGCTATTTTGCCTGATTTCTTTTTATCTAAACCATATGCCAATGCAGCTGCTGTTGGTTCGTTTACTATACGTTCAACTTCAAGTCCTGCAATTTTACCTGCATCTTTAGTTGCTTGTCTTTGTGAATCATTAAAATAAGCAGGTACTGTAATTACAGCTTTAGTAACTGTTTCACCTAAATATTTTTCTGCTGTTTCTTTCATTTTTTGTAAAATGAAAGCTGAGATTTGTGATGGTGAATATTGTTTACTTTTTGCTTGTATCCAAGCGTCTCCGTTGTTTGCTTTTAAAATTGTATATGGTGTGTTTTTTGAATCTTTTTGTACAGCAGCACCATCAAATTTTCTTCCGATTAATCTCTTAACTGCATAGATAGTGTTTTCTGGATTAGTTACTGCTTGTCTTTTTGCAGGCATACCTATTAGTGTTTCATCACTAAAAGCAACAACAGATGGTGTTGTTCTTGTTCCTTCAGCATTTTCTATTACTTTTGTTTGTGATCCTTGCATTACGGCTACACACGAATTTGTTGTACCTAGATCAATTCCTATTATTTTACTCATTGTATTATTTCTCCTTTTTAATATGATACCTTTTTATAAGCATATCATTTTTATTTATTATATTATATCATAATCTAAATGATAGGTCAAGCAGTTAACCAAAAAACTCATCTAAATTTGTTTTTCTTTCAAAGTTCCAATTGATTGCTTTTACTATAAATCTTAATGGTTCTAAAAACGATTTGGTAAACATATCATCATAATCAATATATTGGTGTAGTTTAAATTCTTTTGGCAGTTTAGTTGAAAATGATATGACATTTTCTCTTAAAGTATTAGGTTCTTTTAATGAAATAAACTTAACCTTATCACCGTCTTGTATAGTTTCATATTTTTTCAAATTATGTTTCTTCAATAAATTATTATAAAGTAAAGCACCTCTTACGTGAATTGGTGTAGATTTTTGATATATATCTTTTGTGGAACTATACTTTTTTAAATTATTACAACTTCTAGGATAAGCAATTTGTTCTGCTGGCAACTTCTTAAAATGCACTCTAAAGTCTTCTATAAAATTAATCAATGAAGGCTCATCTTTATTCATAATAACTTTTAATGCTTCTCTTATTTTTGCACGACAAGGTGCAGGCGTTGAAGATTTAACTGCTTCAATACCCATAATCTTTAGTTTAGGGTCTTTCAAATCAACACCGTCCTCATTAAATACATTTAAGATATATCTTTTCTTAGCAGTCCATATACCTTTATTAGCAATTACTTCTCGTTTCATAATCATTTTTTGATCGTAAGCATTAACATACTTTGCCAGTTTAGCAAAACTTGAATTGATAACCGATTGTAGTTTTTCATTACAAAACTTATCTAACACTTTTACAATCTTTTTATTATCTGTATTATCTTTAAATATTTTACTAACAACAGTACCTAATTTAATATAAATTGAATCTGTATCAGAAGCAACTACATAAACCACATCTTTTGTTTTTAATAAAGTATTTAAATAATTATTCACATCACGTTCAATCCATCTGATAGTTAATTGACCAGCCATAGTAATACCTTCAGCGTGTCTTACATCATAATATCTAAAGTATTGATTACCAATAGCACCATAAGCACTATTCAAAGCAATCTTTCTTGCAAGTTGAATATTATAGTTTGAAGATATCTCATTCTTTAGTCTTTCATCACCAGTTTCTTGATACAATGCTTTTGCTTTTGTCATTTTGTTTTTATATATGACACGTTCTTTGTATAGTTTATCCATAAGTTCAGGAAGAAAACCCTGCTTATCTGTCCTAAATAAAGCACCATTGGGAGTGATAGTTCTTGTATCTAGGTCAGATAAATCAGATTTTTGATTTAGCATATTTTCTACATTGACNCGATTAGGATCGTNNCCAACCATAGTTTCAGGAGATATATTGTATTGCATAATTAAATGTGGATACAAACTATTTAAATCAAAACTTACAATCCAATCGTGAAAACCTACAACAGGATCTTTTACATATGCACCTTCGTAACCTCTTGATTGTTTAGATTCTACAACAGCAGGTGCAACAATATTTTTAGATTTTAGATGATTGAATATAATCGTATCCCACATTCTTACTTGACCAAAACAATCTTGATAATTAACTTTTGCTTCATAGGCCATAGTCAAATGCAACTCGATCAGTTTCATCTTGTCTTCTAGTTTATCAACAAGTTCTACATCTTGAATATTATATTCTATAAACTGTTGATAATCTTTTGTGTAAAATTCTTTAAATGTGTCATAAGGATTCTCGTGTTTGTTTTCGCCTAGTTCTACCTCACCTATATAATCTAGTCTATAACTTTCTCGTCTAACAAATGTATGTTTACGATATAAGTCAAGATAATCTAATACAGAAACACCCATGATGTCCCAATAGTTTTGTTCTTTATTAAAACCTTTTGCTGT